CTTTCTCCCAGCTCTCTCGGCCCCTCTATTTAGGTAACGAAGATGTACCGGATGATACTTATTTTGCTCAACTTTGTTTAGATATTGGAGTTGAACAATTCGTACACTTCGGTGTCCGGGTGGCTCACGCGCATGTGAATTACAACAACAACGGCTATTTGTTTAATGCCGGAGTGTTTGAGAAAATGAATAAGGAAGCGGAGGAAGCAAATGTCGGAGCTCAAAAATAGTAAGGATTGGCCTCAAGTGTATAGTTGTAAATTTCTTGAAGCAGGAATCGTGTCTTATGAAGATTCTGATTCAGGAATTGCTTTACTGAAAAAAGAGACCATTGATAAAATGGCTCCCAGTTTTATTGGACGGCCCGTGCTCATTAATCACAAGAAAGTTGGACCGGGTAATTTTAAAGAGCATGCGGTTGGTTATGTTATTAACGTGCGTTTCAATCCGGACGACGCATGGTATTACAGTGATTTCATTGTGACGGACGATGAAGCACGTGATCTTATAGAAAATAAAAAATATTCAGTCTCGTGTGCCTATGAGGTATTAGACACAAAAGAGGGAGGATTATGGCATGACATCAACTACGACGGGGAGATAACCAATGGGTCTTTTACTCACCTAGCTCTCGTCGATGCGCCTCGTTATGAGGATTCGAAAATAACAAAGCAGCTACCAGCAATGCTGGTAAACGGAAAGGCTGCTCATTACATACAAACCAAAGAGGAGGATTCAATGGATTTCAATATCTTTAAGAAGAAAGCGGACGGTCAGAATGAGAAAATTGATCCTCTCATTTTGATTAACGGCAAGGAAGTAAAACTTGCTGCGGTCCTCGAGAGTTTGATCGAGAAGATCAACGAGAAAAAAGGTGGAACGCTTGAAGATGGTTCCGAGGATGAGATGGTCGGAATTGAAGCTAAAGCCGACAAGAATGATCTGATAGACGTTAATGGTCATTCTTATAAGATCGCTGACATTAAAAAGAACTGTGTCGCGGTGGAGAAAAAGAACGAATCTGAAAAAGCAGAGATGAAAAAGGCTTCTGACGAGGATGAGAAAAAAGAACAAAACGCTAAAAAGAACGAAAAGGAAAAAGAAGAGGAAGAAAAAAAGAACGATGAAGAAAAAGAAAAGCTCGAGAAAGAAGAGCTTATGAAAAAGAACGAAAAGGAAGAGAAAGAGAAAAAAGAAAAAGAGAACGCGAAGAAAAAAGAAGGCGAAGAGTTCTTCAATTCTTTGGACGCTCTTTCGAAGGCAGTTAACTTTGATCAAGTCCCGGCTCCGCTTCCTACGACCCGGCAAGAACGTGCTAACAAAAAACGTGAACAGATCGCTAAGCAGTTCGCTTAATAATAAATTCTAAAGGAGGATTTTAATATGGCTTTTCAAATGAATATGATTCAACCACCGAATCTGGTGGGATTGTGCATGAATCCTAGCGTTAACGTGATTCAATGCAGGATCAATCCGAGTTCAGCTCAAGCTACTTTCGTTCCCGGTACAGCGGTGATTTTGGTTCCTTCCGCAGTAACTGGTGATATGCCTGTGATTGACGTTTGTCCTTCAGGGTCGTCAGGACGCGGTGTCATAATTTATGATCCGATCTTGTCTCAGCAACTTCCCGGTCAGGTGGTGCTGGTTGCCATGATTGGTTCCATTGTTACCATGGCTGCTTCTACCGCTATTAACCGTCAAGTGAACGTGGGATATAACAATATCTCCGGTCAGATTCAAAGTACTTCTGGTGGGTACATTGGCTATACCCTTGACATAGCCGTTAATCCGGGTGACATTGTCCGTGTTCAAATCATGCCATTGTTGTCAGCATAAATCTAAAACCTAAGGAGGATTTTTAATATGGAAATTTTAAATTGCAAAGAAGAAAACGGAAAGGTCATTAGCCCGGAGAAGTTTAATTCTCTCGTGGCCCAAAAATATGGCCGTACTGATTTCCGTGGGCTCCAACTGATGAATGCTAATGGTGACATTTCCACCACCAGTTTGGCCTATCGTTATGCTACTGACCGTATGACCTTTATTCGGGCCCGGACAGTGAATCAAACCTTCTATCAAGTTAACCCAACGGATTATTTGAATATAATTCCCGGGGAAGGTTCCTTCTCGTCTCAAATCATCACCCAAGCGAATATCAAATTCTCTGGGTCTTTTAAAAGCGGTAAAATTTCTTCCGCAGGTCAAAACACCAAGTTGCAAATTGCTGACGCTGGTGTTGTACCTTTCTATACCAAGGTCATGAATTGGGCCATGGGTACGGAATACAGCATCTTTGACGTTCAGCAAGCTTTGTTCATGGGTCAGTGGGATCCCATCGAAGCTAAGCAAAAAGCTCGTAAGTTGGAATACGATCTTGGTATTCAGCAAGTTGCGTTCCTCGGGGATACTGATGATCTTACCAATTACCCCGGGCTTTTCACCCAGCCTTACGTGAACATTAATACTTCATTAATTGGTGGGAACATCAGCGCAATGTCTACCGCGAATTACATGACATTCGTTGCCGGGATCTTGGGTGCGTATTTGTCCAATTGTAATCAGACTACGTGGCCTGATACATTCATTATGCCTCAGGATGATTACGCTGGTATGGGTGTGGCAGTATCTCAGAATTATCCTAACTTAACCATGATGAGTTATCTGCAGCAAGCGTTTGACGCCATCGTGCCGGGCAAGAAAGTTAGGATCCTTCCTTCATACTATGCTATGACGGCAGGTAATGCTGCAGCCGGTATCAGCAAACAGGCTTATCTCCTGTATAAAAATGATATCGATACATTGTTTATGGAACTCCCGGTGGATTTCGTAACCACACCGTACGGTACCTTAAACAATTTTAACTTTCAGGACGCAGCCTACGCTCAATATACGGGCGTGCAGGCTATTAGGCCTCTTGAAATGCTAATGTTCACTCATTCGTAAGAATGATGTCATGGAGTAATGATCAGTAAATTGGAGGTGCTCTGGTATTCTCCATGGTGCCATCACCTCCGACAAATCATGGAGGAATACAATGTATAAGATAATGGTTCAAGGAAATCGATCGTTTATAGTAAACAAAAAACAAGTTGTTAAAGGTGGGAATCAGAAAACTTATCCGATAGGTGGGGGTGTTAGGGAAGAAATTGAGTTGGCTCCCGGGAAAGAGATTTACACTATCACTGATGAAGGCTACGAAATTCTTAAAGATTTTTCGGATATTACAATTGTAGAACACCTTAAGGAAGGAAAGAAAAAATGAGTTGGGACGGCTCTCCCCCGACAGTTTCCCAGTTCCAGACCTTCTTTTTCAGGGACTTCCAATATGCCCCTGACAGAGATCCGTCGTTGAAATATGTTCAACCTCAGGATATCCAAAACGCTATAAAGGAGGCCTTGATTGATTTTAACTGGGGACTATTCGGGGATAATGGTTTAATACTGTTTTGGTACTTAGCTGCGCATTGTATGGTAGAAAACATTAGGAATTCTTCAATGGGATTAAATTCTCAAGCCAAATTTCCTAATGAAAATGCTTCGGTTGGTGGAGTTTCTATCAGTAACAGTATCGTAGCTAAATTTGCGGACGAGCCAAATTTTGCGCGGTTTTTAACAACTGGTTACGGAAAAAAGTATTTGACTTTAGCTTATCCTTATACAGTTGGCGCAGGAATTGGAATCGTACCGGGAACAATTACGAATGGTTAAAGAAACGAGAATAGGTAAGTATTCTTCAGTAAAGGTAGATTTGACAGGTCTTAATAATTTGATTAAATCTGCTGGGTCGCAATATGTTGTTAGGGTAGGAATTTTAGGAGAAAAGCCCCGTAGCGCGAAGACTTCCGAGGAATCTGATAAGCAAAAAGATCCTCCAACGAATGCGGAAATAGGACTCGCGCATGAGAAGGGAGTTAAATCCCGGAACCTAACCCGGCGTTCATGGCTTCAAGTACCGCTCGAGGATCACCTTCCAGCAGTCTTTATTAAGGAAGGGCCCAAAGCCATGACGATGATGCTATTAGGTCAATCTCTTCAGGCCTACGAAATGCTGAAAGAGATATGTGAAGACATCGTTCAAAAAGGATTTGATACGAGTGGGTACGGAAAATGGAAAGCCTTAGAGCTTCAAACACTTTATCGTAAGCATCCCCGGGGATTTTCAAAATGGACCAAAGAAAACAACGATCAAATTCTGGTAGATACAGCTCAACTGAGAAAATCGGTTACGAGTGTGGTGGTAGTTAAATGATTCAAAACGGGAATGAATTAGATTTCGGGCAATCAGCAGCAGGACTTCCTTCAGTGGCTCCGGCTATTATACAATTTTTTCAGCCTGTGACCGTAGGAATAATTGAGAATCGACAAGTTGAAGGATATACTCAAACGATTATTTCTCGTTATATTGAAACCCAAGGGGCCCGGGTCGAGACTCCTAATCAGTTAGTTATTACTAAATCTGGAGAGCGTCTTTGGAATTGTACTGATATTTACTTTTTAAGAGATATCATTCTTAAAGCGGACGATATATTTAGGTGGAACAAAATGCAATACCGGGTAATGGTTACTGAAGATTGGCCTGACTATGGATTTAATCGGTACCACGTAGTTCAGGATTATACTAAAATTTACGTTCCACAGCCGGATGTGATATGAAAATAGGATCTAATCCTCCAAAGAATTCACTTGACTTGATTCGAATAATCTGCAAGGAACAACTTCATCTTAAAGATGACCACGTTAGTATCTATGATCAAAAATGGGTCATTCCTGATTTTGATGATATGTTCTTAACTATTGAATATCGCAATAGCCGAATGATTGCTAATCGTAATATATTTGACGATTCCGGGTCTACACCCGTCGAATGGCAAGAGCTGAATATGTTGGAGAACATTATCGTGGGAGTTTTTTCCAGAACCATGGAAGCATTTGATCGTAAAGAAGAAGTTTTAATGGCTATCAAATCTCAATTTGCTCAATTTCTTCAGGAAGCTTATATGTTTAAGATCGCCCGGGCTGGAGAAATTTTAGATCTTTCTTACCTTGAAGGAACGGCCATGTTGAAAAGATATGATATTGAACTAATGGTCTATACTTGGTACGAACGAAAATTAACAACCAATGCTATGATTCCACCTTGCAATATCCAAGTTATTGCGAACGACAAAGGGTCGGGAGAAATTATAGAATTTGTAACTGCTTCTTTACAACAACCACCATTATAAGGAGAATCAACGCATGTCCACACTTCCGTTAAGTACAATTATTTCCGTGAATGTTTTCTTCCCGGCTTCAGGGGTAGCAAACTTCAATGTGAACAATTTGGCTTTGTTCACTTCAGATCCCTTCCTTTCAAATCCAAATAATAACACCTATCGGATTTATCAATCTGCCCAGCAAGTGGGAATCGATTTTGGAACCACTACTGAAACTTATCTTCAGGCTGTTGCCATTTTTTCTCAGCAGCCGAATATGCTTGCAGGAGGGGGATCGTTAATTGTCTTCCCGAGTTTTACTAATACTGCAATTAATGCGGTAACGGTAGGAAGTACAAGTGGTACAGGGTATCAACAAGGTGATATTCTAAACGTTGTTCAAGGGAACGCTTATGGTGGAACAGTTACGGTTACGTCCGTGTATGCCGGAGCCATTACTGGGGTTAGTACCCTTACAGGAGGTGCAGGATACACTGCAGCGTCTAATCTTACTACTACCGGGGGCTCGGGAACGGGTACGGCCACTATCACAATTTCTAGCGTAACTACTGAAACGCTTTTGCAAGCAATCGCGCGTACCTCAAATTTGATTTACTATTGTGGTATTATTTCCACAAATTACGGTACAAATAGTACTTGGCTTGCTTTAGCTAATTCAGTTCAATCATATGGAACAAAGCTTTTGTTCCTACCTTCGAATTCCCTGAACGATATTACCGGGGCTTTTACGAACATATTGAACGCAACGGATTATTTTACTCGTTGCCTTTATTATTCAAGTGCTACACTTCAAAATGCTCGGCTTTTTGCTGCTGCTTACGCTGCCCGGCTTTTGTCAGTTAACTTCCTAGGTTCAAATACAGCCATTTCAATGAACCTTAAGCAACTTTCTACCATCACTCCGGATCCAAACATTAACCCGACCATCGCTGCGCTTTGCCAAACTGCTGGGGTAGATATTTATACTTCCTTCCAGAATTCTCCGGGGGTGTATACTTCAACTGCAAACAAACGAGCTGATTCAGTTTTTAATATTATCTGGTTCGTTCTTGCCTTACAGGTGGCCGGGTATAATGCTTTGGCAACGACCTATACTAAGATTCCTCAAACGACTCAAGGTATGAATCAATACGTTTCAGCCCTGAAGTTGATTTGTCAAGAGGCGGTAATTAACGGATACATTGCCCCGGGAACTTGGACGGGAGTGGATGTTTTTGGAGTTCCGGCTGACTTCATTAACAATATCCAAACCTATGGATTTTATATTTATTTCCAGCCCATCAGTCAACAAACTCAGGCAAGCCGTGCGACAGGGGCTATACCACTTGTTCAAATTGCTGTTAAGGAAGCTGGAAGCATGTTAAATGGGATTATAAACGTTTATGATCAAGTATAATTAAAAGGAGAATAGAATATGAGCAACGCGGTTTCGCTAACTGGAGATGATACAGTCATCATCGGTGGTCAGCTAATCACTGACTTTGCAATTGGAGTGGTAGCGGAAATCACCTTCCCTGAGGATCTGGTTAAAGTGACCCGGGGGAAAAATGGTAATACGGTTTATGCTTTAAACAACCAAGGATTTCAATCAGACGTTAAACTTAAGATCTTGCTTGGGGGCCCGAATGATGCTTATTTCAATGCTCAGATGGTTGGAATGCAATCTTCTTTTTCGGGGTACACCCTTTTAAGTGGGGTATTCATCAAAAACGTAGGGGACGGCAATGGTAACATCCGGCCCGTGACGTATCTAATGTCCGGGGGAGTAATCAAAAAGAATCCTATGGCCCAGTCAGTTGCGGAAGGTACGCCTGAGCAGAGTCTTGTTGAGTGGGATATTGTCTTTGCTAATAACGGAAGGCAGGTAGGCTAAGGAGAAAATCATGGAGACGTTAAAAGTTAAATTGGAGTCGGGAGCGGAGCTGGAAGTTTGGCTCGCTTCTTTTCAGGAAGGGCATGCTCTTTGGATGGCAGTATCAAAAGAACTAAAGGATACGGACTTCAACGAAATAACCGTAGGCCGGATGTCTTTAGATGTCCTTTCTTCAGAAAATATCATGCGTGTAATATGGCCTTGCATGGGAAAGGCCGTATATACTGGACATGGGTATGAGAAGAAAAAATGCGAGCCCGGAATATTTGAAAAAGCTGAAGTGAGGGGAGATTTTCTTCAGATCGTAGAGGAGGTGTTAGTTTTTAACATTATCCCTTTTTCAAAAAAGATCGGTTCGTTGTTAAAAACTACGTTCCTAAGTGGTATCGATACCCAGAAGTCAAAATAGGAATTGACAAGGCTTTTTCATTATGCTTAAGAGTAGCTAAAGCTGGATACGGATCGATAAATGAAGTTGAACAGTGGGATACTGAGAAGTTATTAAGTGTTTTAGAATATGATATCTTCGTCAATGATTTAACGGAAGCGTTTATTGAGTTAAATAGGAAAAAAGAATGAGTGGGAAAATAGCTGAGATATATACGGAAGTGGGTTGGCGTTTCGATCAGGTAAAGCTACGTGAGGTAGCAAAATACATAGGAGATCTTAATGTATCTTCTATTATTTCTGCTACCTCAGTGGCTGCTTTGGGAATGGGAATCAAAGATCTAATTGATCAGTCAGCTTCTTTGAGTAACAATTTAAATATTCTTTCCACTA